CCGGCGATCTGTCGAAGGTCATGGCTTACAAGCGTGGCAAGAAATAATCATCATTTTTTGGAGTTAAGATAATGGCCAACGCATTTTCCAAGGAGGAAATTGTCGCTTTCGAGAACATCCTCGAAGGCTTCAATGACGCGCTGATTCTCAGCAAAAACATCAACGTCTACAATACCAATGGCGTGACGATGGAACGCGCTCGTGACACCATGTGGCGTCCGCAGCCGTACATTGCTCAGTCGTTTGATCGCGTTGTCGGCAATAGCATTGCCAGCGAAATCCAGACCATGACGCAGCTTTCTGTGCCTTCGACGCTCGGCTTCGCCAAGTGCGCCGCCTGGCAGATGAATGCCCTCGAACTGCGTGATGCCCTTCAGGAGAACCGTCTCGGCGATGCTGCGAAGCAGAAGCTGGCGTCGGACATCAACCTGTCGGTTATGGACCTGGCGGCTGCTCAGGGTACGCTTGTCGTTCCCGTATCGACCGCTGCTGGCGATTATGATGATATCGCGCTCTGCGATTCCATCATGAACGAGCAGGGCGTGATGGCTGGTGATCGCTACCTCGCACTGTCGAGCCGCGATTATAACGGCATGGCTGGCAATCTTGCGATTGCTACCCGCTCGTTTACCGGCACCAAGTCGAGCAACGCCTACGAGCGTAGCTTCGTCGGTGAGGTTGCATCGTTCCAGACCTATAAGCTGGACTATGCAAACCGCTGTGCTGACAACTCGGCAACCCGTACCATCGCCACCAACGGCGCTCAGGTGCGTTACGTCCCGCAGGCCACCACCTCCAGCACTGGCGGCATCCTCAACGTGGATAACCGCTATCAGACGGTCACTGTGTCCTCGTCGGCTGGCATCACTGCTGGCGATGCGTTCACGATCACCGGCATCGAGGCGGTGCATCACATCACCAAGCGCAGCACCGGGCAGCTTAAGACGTTCCGTGTGATCAGCGTTCCGGCTGGCGGCACCACGCTGGTGATCAGCCCGCCGATCATCGGTGCGAACTCCTCGCCAACTGATGCCGAACAGCAGTATCAGAACGTCTCGGTGGTATCGGTCTCTGCGACCGCTCCGCTCAACTTCCTGAACATTGCCGCTTCAAACATCAATCCGTTTTGGCGCAAGGATTCCATCGAACTGCTCCCAGGCCGCTATGCTGTGCCGGATGGCGCAGGCGTGGATGTTCTGCGGGCTGCGACGGATCAGGGCATCGAACTGGTCATGACCAAGAAGTTCGATCCGCTGACCTTCCAGACGCTCTACACGCTGGACACGCTGTACGGCGTGGTGATGACCAACCCTGAGATGGCGGGCATCCTGCTCTTCAACCAGGCGTAAACTGAACGGGGGTGGGTCTAGGCTCACCCCCAATCGTTTGAGGGAATCAGCATGAAGAAGATGGGTAAAACCGCCGCCAAGATCGCCAAGGTCATGGGCGAATATAAAGAAGGCAAGCTTCACGCTGGCGTGAACCCCAAGGGGCCGAAGAAGGCCGCGATGGTCAAGAATCCCAAGCAGGCCATTGCTATCGCTCTCAGCGAGGCTGGCGTTGCCAAGAAGGGCAAGAAGAAGTGACCGACTTCCCCACCATCATGTTCAAGACGCCAGGACCACACAGAAAGCCTCGTGGCGGCACATACGCATACAAGGGCGCTGCCGATCAGGCAGAGTTTGATGCGCTGCTGGGCCGGGGCTGGTTCCCGTCTTATGAGGATGCGGCGGTGGGGAAGATCGTCGCTGCGGCTGAAGCATTTGATGATGCCCTCGATACCGTATCACCCGCAACGCGCGATGAACTGGAGGCCAAGGCTAAACAGCTTGGGGTCTCGTTTAATGCGCGCACTTCTGATAAGAAGATTGCGGAGCGGATCGCGGCGGCTCTGGAGGCTTAAATGGGATATACCAAGCGCCAGTTTGTCGAAGCAGCCTTTGAGGAAATCGGGCTGGCAAACTACGTCTTTGATCTTCAGCCTGAACAGTTGCAGAGCGCGCTGCGCCGCCTTGACGCCATGATGGCAGAGTGGAACGCTAAAGGTTTGCGCCTTGGCTATGCCATGCCAAGCAGCCCGCAGGACAGCGATCTGGACACGCCAACCAATGCGCCAGACAGCGCGTGGGAGGCCATCATTACCAATCTGGCGGTTCGCATTGCGCCGGGCTACGGCAAGTCTGTATCACCCGACACCAAGATGGTGGCCAAGGGCGCTTATAACACCCTGCTACAGCGCGCCACGTTCCCGCTAGAGCAGCAGTTGCCAGGCACGATGCCAACGGGCGCAGGCAACAAGCCTTGGCGCTGGGATAACCCGTTTGTGCCGATTCCTGTCGATCCTGTTGATGCCGGGCCGGATGGCCCGTTTGAGTGGAGCTAACCCATGCCAACGATTAATCAGTTGCCAGTTGTCACCACCGTTTCAGGTGGCGATCAGTTGCCGCTTTATGTGTCGAATCAGGGTGATGCTCGGCGCTCATCCGTCACGACACTCATCAGCTACGTTGAGGTAAATCTGACCAATGCGGTGGCGCAGACGGTCAAGACCTCGCCTGTTACATTTTCGCAGTTGCCCACGGCTGCGACGGCTGGTGCTGGCACCCGCGCATTTATCACGGACAGTTCAAGCGTTGTTTTTGCTGCGACGGTTGCAGGCGGCGGCGCTAACAAGGTGCCGATCTATAGCGATGGCACTAACTGGAAGGTAGGATAATGGCTTACGTTGACCCATTCGCGCCGAACTTCGGCTCCAATATTGTCGCGTCTTCGGGAGTGGCGTCGGCTACGGTTTCGATCCCGCCAAACGATAATTGCATTCGGCTGGTAAATACCGGGACCAATGTTTGCTATGTTCGCGTCGGCACCGGCACAGTTGATGCAACGACCGCCGATCTGGCGGTTCGCGGTGGCAGCGAAGTCATCATTCGCAAGGCGCTTGGCTACGACAAGGTGGCGCACATTTCCGCGCTGACCACCACGCTGAACATTCAGACCGGCAACGGCGGCGTCTAGTTCGATGTCGGATAGCCGCCTCGCTCGGGCCGGTGTCGCTGGCTATAACAAGCCGAAGGCAACGCCAGGCCATCCGAAGAAGTCGCATATCGTCGTTGCCAAGGTGGGCGATACGATCAAGACGATTCGCTTCGGTGAGCAGGGCGCAAAGACCGCTGGCAAGCCCAAGCCTGGCGAGGGCGAGGCAATGAAGGCCAAGCGCGCATCGTTCAAGGCTCGCCATGCCGCCAACATCGCCAAAGGCAAGATGAGCGCCGCATACTGGGCCAACAGGGTGAAGTGGTAACATGGTCCAGATTCCAATCCTGAGCGGCATCTACACGGACAATGGGCCGGATTTCCGCACGTCCTATCCGGTCAATTTGGTGCCTGTGCCAAAAAGCAACGGAATTGCGGACGGCTATTTGCGGCCCGGCGATGGCATCGTGGCCAATGGCACTGGGCCGGGAACTGATCGCGGCGGCATTAACTGGCGCGGTGTTTGCTATCGCGTCATGGGGTCCAGCCTGGTGGCAATCGCCATCGATGGCACGGTGACAACGCTCGGCAATGTCGGTGATGACGGGCTGAATGTATCGTTTGATTATTCCTTTGATCTGCTCGCCATCGCGTCCAATCAGAATCTGTTTTATTATAACGGCACGACCTTGGTGCAGGTGACCGATCCCGACCTTGGGGTGGTGCTGGATGTGGTCTGGGTCGATGGTTATTTCATGACCACGGACGGCGAGTTTCTCGTCGTTACGGAACTATTCGATCCCACGGCGGTCAACCCCTTGAAGTATGGCTCGTCCGAAATTGACCCTGATCCGGTGGTTGCGCTGCTCAAGCTCCGCAACGAGATTTACGCCCTCAATCGCCAGACCATCGAGGTTTTCGATAACGTCGGCGGCGACCTGTTTCCGTTCCAACGGATCGAGGGCGCGCAAATCGAGAAGGGCGTTGTCGGCACTCATGCCTGCTGCATTTATCTGGAGACGTGCGCGTTTCTTGGCGGTGGCTTCAACGAAGCGCCCGGCGTTTACTTGGGCGCGAATGCCACGGCCAACAAGATCAGCACCCAAGAAATTGATGAAATATTGTTAACCTATACCGAGGCGCAGCTTTCCACGGTCAAGCTGGAATCGCGCAACGACCGGGCGCATCAGCATCTCTATGTGCATCTGCCCGACAAAACGCTGGTGTTTGACGGTGAGGCAACCAAGGCGCTGAACCAGCCGGTTTGGTTTATCCTCACCAGCAGCATCATCGGATTCAGCCAATATCGGGCGCGCAATCTTGTTTGGTGCTACGACAAATGGCTGGTCGGAGATCCGGCATCGTCGAGCATTGGCTATCTGGTCAAAGACATTTCAACGCATTGGGGCGAAACCGTGCGCTGGGAGTTTGGCACCACCATCATTTACAACGAGGGGCGCGGGGCGATCCTTCAGCAGATCGAGCTTGTCGGGCTGACCGGCTCTGTGCAGCTTGGAACCAATCCGACGATCAGCGCATCCTATACGGTCGATGGGCAGACGTGGAGCCAAGAGAAATTCATCAACATAGGGACCACTGGGAGCCGTTCTAAGCGCCTTGTGTGGTTCCAGCAGGGATGGATGCGGAATTGGCGCGCACAGCGTTTCCAAGGCACCTCGCAGGCTCATATGTCGTTTGCCAGGATAGAGGCGGCAATCGAGCCGTTGGGCTACTAATGGCGGTCAAGCGCCTTGGGCTAACGCGCGATCAGCTTGCATCCTTCCTGCAAGACTTTGAGCAGATCAAGCAGTTTGAAAAGCTGTTCTCAACGGTTGATGCCATCTCGACATCGACCGCTGACGGGCTGGAGGCGCTCGCGCCGGTTATCGATAACAGCGCCAACCTCGCCACCGATTACATCGACTTCAACACTGGTGCGCAGCATTCCGCCAGGATGGGCCGGGCGGGCTGGAATGCCACCGATCAAACACTCGACCTTGGCATGGAGTATGGCGTTACGCAGCAGATCGGCATGGAGCAATACGCGCGGGTCGCTAACTTTACAGGCGTGACAATCCCTAACGGCACGGTCGTGGGATTCGCAGGCGCTGTCCCTGATAGCGCACTATCGGTCGCGCCATATCTGGCGGATGGTGCAACGCCAAGCCTCTATATGCTGGGCGTGATGACCCACGATCTCCCCGATACCGGCGACAAGGGCTATTGCACCACATTCGGTTTTGTACGCGATCTCGACACCAGCGCGTTTACCCTTGGCGATATTCTCTATGCCTCGCCCACGGTTGCGGGGGCATTTACCGACGTAAAGCCAACCGCGCCTGATAACGTGGTGCCGGTGGCGGCGGTGCTGCAAGTCGGCACGACTGACGGCGTGATCTTTGTGCGGCCCACCATTGAGCAGCAGAAATATTACGGAGAGTTCACAAAGACGGATTCGCAATCGCCTGCCGTTATCAACACGGCTTACGCGCTGACATTCACCAGCACCGAAATTGCCAATGGCGTGTCTCTAGGTTCGCCATTGTCCGAAGTGGTGGTGGCGCAGGCTGGTCTTTATAACATCGCTGTATCGGTGCAGATCACTTCCACCACGGCTGCACAAAAAGCCATTTGGGTTTGGCTACGGCTGAACGGCACAACCAATTTCCCCAATTCCGCCCGCGTTGCGTCCATTACCCTAAACAACGGCTATCTGGTGGTGACGCTAAACGAGGTTTACTCACTACTAGCCGGTGATTTTATCGAAGTCATGTACGCCTCCAATAGCACCGCCGTCAGCATCGCCACCGTTGCAGCAACGGCTTTTGCACCAGCTGCACCGGCTGTTGTGCTAGCCGTTACGCAGACAGAGCAGTAGGGAATCCCATGGCAGTCACGGTTAAAAACATCATCCCGGCCAAGCTAGCTGAAGCCGTTCAGACTGGGCAGTATGTGGCTGTGGCCGCCAGGTGCATCATCGACAAGTTTACTGCCGTCAATGTGACGACGATTAATCGCTCCATCAATGTTAACATTGTGCCATCTGGCGGCACAGCCAGTGTGAACAATGTGGTGTCATTGAGCCGAGTCATCGCTCCAAACGAGACCTACACATTCCCGGAACTGGTGGGCCATGTCTTGGAGAGCGGTAGCACCATCTCGACGCTGGCAAGCGCAGCCGCATCGATCAGCATCCGCGCATCTGGACGGGAGATTGTCGCATGAAAAAGCCCACATTCATCATCGAGGGATTCGGCGGGTTGCAGGAGAGTGAGCCGTTCATCACTGCGTCCGAAAACAAGAAGAATACCCTTGTTGTTATCAAAGATTGGATGCTTGGCCCCGACAAGCCCAGCAACGAGCCTGATGCCAATAAGACCTATTGGGTGGCGCTTGGCAAGGCCATGCAGGTCGATGAAGCCGAGGCGCGGCGTCGGCGTTGCTCCAACTGCGAATATTACGACAACAGCACCATGATGCAGGCCAAGATGGAGCGCATCCCGCGCAATCAGTGGGACGAGAACGCTGGCTTTCGCGGCTACTGCAATAAGTTTGATTTCATCTGTCACGATCTGCGGTCGTGCCAGGCGCATGAAGAGCGCGAGTTTGAAAGCGCCGAGGATTAGTGTTAAGGTGCGCCACCGAGGTCATCGAGCAGCCGGTGGCTCAGTCTGAAAGGACAGAATGACACTCGAAGCAGCCTTGATGGACGCCGACACGCCAGACGATCACGAGATCGTTCTGGGCGATAAGTTTGGCGAGATCGATGTGCAGCGACTGGAAGGTGAGTTTTTGCGACACCCGCAGGCCAGTTGTCCGATTACGCACCGCTTCGGGCCAAGTATTTACATCCGCGAAATGTCGGTAAAGGCCGGGGCATATCTCATCGGCCACAAACATATCGACCCACATCTCAACGTGTTGGTCTCGGGCAAGATCATGCTGTTCAAGGAATCCGGCGAGACGCTTGAACTGACCGCGCCGTTCACATTTGTCGGTGAGCCTGGCCGCAAGCTGGCCTATGTCATCGAAGATATGGTGTGGCAGAATATCTACGCCACGACCGAGACTGACGTGGAAAAGCTGGAAGCGATCCTGTTCGAAAAGAGCGAGGCTTGGGAAGCCAGCCAGACGTTGTTGACCTATTGCAACGATGATGATGTGGCGGATTTTCACGATGCCATTGCGCTCTACGGATTTGATGCCGAGACGGTGGCCAGCATCTCCGAAAACACGTCGGACCTGATTCCGTTCCCTTATGGCGAATATAAGGTGGTTGTCGCGCCGTCACCAATTGCCGGGCGTGGGATGTTCGCGTCTGGCGATATTGCGGCGATGGAGGCGATTGCGCCCGCCAGGATCGGCGGCAAGCGAACGCCAGCCGGGCGCTGGGTGAACCATGCCAAAGAGCCTAACGCCATCGCGGTCAAGGCTGCAAACGATGATGTTTATCTATTCGCCACACGCGATATCACCGGATCGACCGGGTCGGGATTGGGTGAAGAAATTACGGTAGATTATCGGCAGGTTTTGCACCTGTCCTTGGGAGAGCGTTAAATGTCGGCAGTAGCGGCAGCGGTTATCGGCAGTGCCGTGATCGGCGGCGTGGTGGCGTCCAAGGCGTCCAAGAACGCAGCAAAGGCGCAAGTGGAGTCAGCGGAGGCTGGAGTTGCCGAGCAGCGAGCAGCGCGTGAGCAACTTGTTAAGCTAATGGAACCTTATCGCGCGGCTGGGACGCCTGCGCTGGCGCAGCAGATGGCGGCGCTTGGCTTGTCAGGACCAGAGGCACAGCAGGCTTATGTGGCGCAGCAAGAACAAAGCCCGCTGTTTCAGGCGATGGCGCGGCAGGGTGAAGAGGCTATTCTTCAGCAGGCGTCCGCAACTGGCGGGCTTCGTGGCGGCAATGTGCAGGGTGCGCTTGGCCAGTTCCGTCCGCAGTTGCTCAATCAGTTTCTGGAACAGCAGTATGGGCGGCTTGGTGGCATGACAGAACTTGGCCAGCGGTCGGCTGCTGGCGTTGGCGCGGCTGGCATGACAAGCGCAAGCAATATTGGGAATCTGCTGGGTCAAGCTGGACAGGCCCAAGCTGGTGGGATTCTTGGATCGGCCAATGCGTTTACGGGTGCGCTTGGCAACATCGCTGGTTTCGCTGTTAGCCCAGGCGGGCAAACGGCACTTGGCAAACTGTTTTAAGTCAGGTCGATCATGGCAGAGCCTTACAATTATAATGTGCAGTCACCCATGGCGGGTTTCGCCCAGGGAATGCAGATCGGCACTGTTCTCGATGAGCAGCGCAAGGCGCAGGAAGCGCAGCAGCGCGCGGCTGAAAGCGAGGCCGCGCTGCTGACGGCATTTGAAAACGAAACGCCCACCGCAGACCAGATCAGCAATTTGATTTTGCGGAATCCGTCTATCGCAGAGCGCGCCAAGCAGGCTTACACCATGCGAACAGCACCGCAGCGTGAGGCTGACAATCGCTACCGAACGCAGCTTTATATGCTGATGCGGAGCGGCGATACTGAAGCCGCCAAGGGGCAGATGCAGACCTTTATCGATGCCGCGCGCAACTCGGGCCGGGAGCAGGAAGCGGCTCAGGCTGAAGCCAATTTGCGCGTGTACGAACAGAATCCAAACGCTGGCGTTATCTCGGTCGGCTCGATGATTGCTGCCAATGATCCAGACCTGTGGAAAACGCTTTCGGAGTCTGAAAAGACGCAGGCTGAGACCCGTGAGGTGACGGCCAAAGGCGCGAAAGTTGAAGCGGAACTTCGTGGCACAGAAGCAGAAAGTACAAAAAAGACAGTAGAGGCAGCATTCGCGCCCGTTCTGGCCCAGCTAGATGTGCAGGGAAAGCAAGCCAATATCGCACAGACGCAGGCGCAGATTAAAAACATTGCCAGCGCCATCCAAGAGCGCGCCAATAACTATGGATTGAATGTGCAGCGCCTTGCCGCTGACACAGCAAATGTTGTTAGCCAAATCAATGAACGCAATCAGAAATTGCCAGAAGGCACATTGAAAGTTGTTAATGAGGCTGCGCTTAATGGTGCTACCGCGATTCAGCAATCCGAAAACAATCTGGCGCTGGCCAACAAGATCGCCGGGGCTAATCTGACTGGCGTTCGCACATTTGGTCAGGCAAGCGAGGCATTTCGTCGGCAGTTTGGAATCGATGTGTCAACCAAGGCTTTGCGCGGTGAGATTGAGCGCGCGCGCAATGCTGCGGCTGTCGCATCACTCCCGCCAGGCCCGGCAACCGATAAAGATTTGGCGCTATTCCTTGGCCCGATTCCTGACAGCTTCGCCAATCCGGTAGAGTTGCAGAGCTATTTTCGCGGTCTTGCGAAGGCGCAGGCTATCACGGGCGCGGTTGAAACGGCGCGGGCTGACTGGATGTCTCAGAATAAGGGACGCTTGGCTGGCAAGGCTACGGATCGCATGGTGGTTGGTGATTATGTCATCAAGCCGGGGCAGTCGTTTGCCGATTTGAGCAAGGGCATTGCCGTTGCGGTCAACCGTAAGTTTGGTGTTAGAGCACCAACAACCGTTGCACCAACGCCAACCGGGACGATGCCGACACGCAGCGCGGTATTTGATCGAGCAGACAGCATCATGATGCAGGGCCGTCGCTAATGGCAACCGCAGCGCAGTATCAGCAATGGATGACGGAGAACGCCGATCAGGCGGGCAGCGAGAGCTATGAGGCCATCAAGGCCGCTTACGATCTTGCGCGCCGTGATGAGGCTGCACCGGGTCAAGAGCCTGGCACTCCGCTGCAAGTCACGGTGCGACCTGTTCGACCCGCCAGCGACTATGCTGCGTGGCTGGAACAAAACCGCGATCTTTCCGGAACGGCTGACTACGACACAGTGGCAGAGGCGTTTGAGAAGGCTAAGGAAGCCGAGAACGCCGCGATTAGCACCGAGCTTGCAGGCGAGACGCCCGTAGCAGCGCCAGAGACGACCGCGGAGGGGCTTGCCGGGTCATTTGCGCGGGGCATTGCACCAATTGCCGGTGGCGCTGCTCTCGGGGCTGCTATGGGCGTTCCGTTGGCTGGCGTGGGCGCAATCCCTGGCGCTGCGATTGGCGCTGGCGCTGCGGGGCTGACAACGCTTGTTGGCGATCCTGTCACGATGGGCATCAATAAACTGCTTGGCACCGATTACACGCTGCCGTCGCAGGCATTTGAGGACTTGCTGACACGGCTGGGTGTTCCAGAGCCGCGCTCGCAAGCCGAGCAGATCGCCAAATCTGTCGGGCAGGGCGTTGGCGGCGGTGTGGCCGGGATTGGTCTGGGCCAAGCATTGCAAGCTGGCGCTGGTGCCGCTCCATCATTGCGCGGCATGATCGGTCAGCAAATGGCCGAAGCGCCGGGCGGTCAAATCGCTGCGGCTACTACTGGAACGCTAGCGCAGCAACTGGCGGCGCAGGAAGGCGCTGGGCCGGTTGGCCAGACGCTTGCGGCACTTGCTGGCGGATTGACGCCTGCGGGGCTTGGAGCGGCTGCTAGGGGCGCTGCTGGTGGCGTATCGCGCATTGCCGCGACCCCAATAGCGCAGGAAGCCCGCGCCACACTGGAGGAGATCACCGGGCGCACGATTGGCGCAAGGCCAGCAACGCCAGGCGCTGCACCAATCGCGCCGGGAGCCATGCCGCCTCCGACTGGTGGGCGCGGCTCTGTTGGTGCTGCGGCAACGCCAGAGGATGTGCTACGTGCCGAGAGGGCAATGGAATTGCCGATTCCGATAAAGCTGGCGCGGTTTCAGCGAACGCGCGCGTTTGAGGAGCAGCAGCGCGCCCGCGAACTGGCCAAAGATAATGCTGTCGGCGGTCCAATCCGCGAACGCATGACGCAACAGCAGGATCAGATGCGCCAGAACTTTGAGGCGCTGGTTGATCAGACCGGATCGGAAATCTGGAACAATCTCGGCGAGCTTGGCGTTGTTGTCACCAAAGCGCTGCGGGATCGTGCTGCTAGGGACAAGACCAAGATCCGCGCGCTCTATAAGGTTGCTGAAAACCAAGGCGAACTTGTCGAGCCGGTAACAGCCGAAGATTTGGTGACGTACTTGAATGCCAATCGCACTGGCCGTCGATCTGCACCGATCCTGAGCGTTGTTGAGGAAGAGTTGCTAATGCGCGGCGGTGCTACCGGCTCGTTGGCTGATGGCACGTTGCAAGCAAAGCCGTTGCAGCTTGGCGAACTGGAGGAAGTGCGAAAAGCAATCAACAGGTTCGCCAAGGGCAACGACCCGAACGATCTTCGCGTTGGCGGTGAGATGAAAAGCATCATTGACACCGAAACGGCCGACCTTGGCGGCGAGGCTTACAAGCGCGCCCGCGCGGCCAGGCGGCAATATGCTTTGGACTATGAGGACACGGCGCTCATCAAGCAGCTTGTCGGCACGAAGCGCGGCAGCACAGAGCGCGCCATCGCGTTGGAAAAGGTCGCCGAGAAGTCGATCTACAGCCAAGCAACGCCGCTTGATAGCGTCAAGAAGCTGAAGGACTTGCTAGAGACCGAAGGCCCAGCCGGGCAACAGGCGTGGCGCGAATTGCAGGGCGCGACGATGGAGCATATCCGCAACCAAGCATACAAGAACATTGCGCGAGATGAGACCGGCAATGCCATTATCTCGCCAGCCGCCTTGGATCGTGTCATTACAACGCTGGATGCAACAGGAAAGCTGGAGTTTGTATTCGGCAAGAAAGAGGCGGAATTGCTGCGAACGATCAATACGGTGGCCAAGGACGTATTTACAGCACCGCCGGGCAGCGTGAACACATCCGGCACGTCTAGCGCGCTGATTAATGCAATCGACACTATGGCGACATTCTCGACGCTTGGAGTGCCGATCCCGGCAATGGCCACGATCAAGGCGCTGAAAAACGCCGCACAGACCGCCAGGACACGGCGTGAAGTGCAAGAACTGCTAGATTAGGGAATCGTTAAATGCCAGCACTTTTTGTCGATGTTCCTTATCCGGTTTTCTTCGATCAAGACGGGCAACCGCTTGATAATGGAAGCATTTATGTTGGAACGGCCAACCTTAACCCCATCACTAGCCCGATCACGGTCTATTATGATGAGGCGCTGACGATCACAGCATCTCAGCCGCTTCGCACCATCAACGGCTATATCTATCGGAACGGCACTCCAGCGCAGATTTACGTCAATGCGGCGGGCTTCTCAATCACGGTGTTGGATAGCCAATCATCTCAGGTTTTTACCTTTCCAAACGAGACAGCCGGAACCGTTTCCTTTGCCACACTCGCAGCCCAGGCGACGGCGCTGCAAACGGCTCGCACCTTTACCATCGGCGCAACGGCTCGCAGCTTCAACGGCACCGCCAATGTGGCGTGGACGCTTGGCGACATCGGGGCGGCTGCATCGGGTGCAAACACCGATATCACCGCGCTCGATCAGGATGTTGCTGTGACTGCCACTGGCACCATCGCATCCACCACCATCGGCTATCGCGGCATTCCGCAGAACGCCAAGACAGGCGGGTATACGCTGGTGCTAGCTGACGCGGGCAAGCATATTTCCAACACGACAGGCGGTTGGTTTATCCCGTCCAATGCAACTGCGGCATTTCCTATCGGCACAGCAATTGTTGTCTTTAACAATTCTGCATCAAGTCAAAACATCAGCATCTCGACCGACACGCTGCGTCTGGCTGGCACTGCTACGACCGGAACGCGAACGCTAGCGCAGTATGGTATTGCCACGCTGGTCAAGGTGACAACAACCGAATGGGTCGCATCCGGCGCGGGGTTGACCTGATGGGCGGTATTTTAATGGCGGTGATGGGTGCTGCTGCGGGTGGCGGTGGCGGTCCTGTAACCGAAACGCAAACAGTTACGGTCGGGAGCTTTAGCTTCAAGGGCATTGCGTCCTGGGGCTTTAACCGCGCAGTTTTTGGCTCCATTAACGACGGCACATTTGGTTTTATCAGCGAGGCGCAGATTAATATATTGCTTTGGACGAACGCAGATAATGGCGTGTCCTTCGTTTTGGCAGGCAATCGCGCAAACTCTGGGTGGACCAAGGTCACGATCAGCGGTGTCGATTATACGCGCGCCTCGGCAACGTACACCTATGATAGCGGCGGCGATACCACCCAGTGGCGCTGGCTCACGCCTGGCAGCAATCCTTTTGGCACCACCATCGGGGTGGATATTCCGGCGGTGTTCACACTATGATGATTGATCCAACCGCCGTTACCGAAGAAGTCATCGACCTAAACGATGATCTCTCGATTCATTACACGTCTTTCCGCAATGGTTATGTGTTCATGCGCCCGGCTGGATCGTGGCGCACCTGGCGGGCATTGCCGTTTGTCGAGCCTGTCGAGAACGAGTGGATTAAGCAGAACCACCTTGACGGTGTGGAGTTTGGCTGCTGCGAACACGTCTCGGTCGTGCTGTCGGGCAATGCAACGTACACGCTCCTGACCAGCGAAGGCGCTGGCAATTATCTATGGCAGCGCGGGTCGCACAATGTCGATAACGGGCGCGGATATCTGCCGACGCAAACATTCACCCGCACATTCCGAAATGACTTCTCGATGTGCTGCGTGATCCAGCCGATTCGCGGGCTGACCGATCAGCCGGTTTACACGTTTGAGATACTGACCGGACCACAGGTGTTGACGCGCGATGTTTTTGCATTGCATTTCTGCACCGGATCGCGCGCAAAACAGACGTGGCAGGGCGTGACCGCTGGAACGCCAATCGACGTTGCGGATTCTGATATCCTCATCGCTATTTATACTGGAGTTTGAAATGGCCGAAATTGACGAGACAAAGGCCCGACTCCAGACGCATGAGGAAGTTTGCGCGCTGCGCTATGAGGGGTTGTGCGCCAGGCTGAAGCGGTTGGAGAATGTCGGCGTGACCGTCGCGGGAGCAATCATCCTACTTCTCGTCAACATCGCCATTAAAATTAATTAATGTCCATCACCCTTGGCCCTCGCTCGATCTCGCGGCTGCAAGATGTGCATTCCGATCTCGTGCGCGTTGTGAAGCGAGCGGCGGCTATGTCGGATCTCGACTTTACTGTGCTGGAAGGTCGGCGCTCGCTGGATCGGCAGAAGACCCTAGTCAAGAATGGTGCATCCAAAACGCTAAACAGCCGCCACCTGACCGGCCATGCGGTCGATCTGGCACCAATGATTGGCAACACTGTGTCGTGGGATTGGCCCCTATATCACCGGCTGGCCAAGATCATAAAAGCCGCTGCGGCGGCTGAAGGCGTCCCGCTCATATGGGGCGGAGACTGGCGCACGTTCAAGGACGGCCCGCATTGGGAACTGCCGTGGAAGTCATACCCGAAAGGAAGCTAAATATGTCTATCGTACATTTCGTTCTCACCCGCCTCAAAGAGCCATCGACTTATGCGGGGCTTTCCGGTCTGGCGCTGGCGGTTGGTGTTTCCAACGAGCTTTATGCTGCCGCCTCAACGGCTGTTGCGGGCATCGCCGGGTTGGTCGCGGTGGTGCTGGCTGAACACGCTAAGTGATCAAACTTCTGACGTCCCTGTTGGCTGTGATTGAAAAGGCGTTTGCTTATTTCGATCAGCAGCACTGGAAGCAGCAGGGACGCCAGGAGGCCATCGAGGAATCAAATGATGTTGTCCAGCACCAGATCGATCTTGGCGCGGCTGCTATTGCCGTGCCTGATCCTGAGCGCACTGAGCGGCTGCGTGACCGCTTCGACCGTTCCCGTCCCGATTGACAGCTACTGCGCCATCGCCAGGCCAATGGCTTATGACAGTCTTAAAGACACGCCAGAAACAGTTGAGGCAATCGAGAACCATAACAGCCAATGGGTCTGTGTTTGCGAATCCGACTGCCCTAATCCGCCACCACCTCAACGGTGACTCGGCAGGTGAAGCCATCTGTAAAGCGCACAAATCGAGTAACAATCTGAGTCTCACCACCGGCTGAGAGATCGGCGCATAGGCAGAGCAGCGCATCATTCGTTACGTCCTTGATCGGGACGATGGGGTGATGCCATTTCTCGTGCGTCAGCCAGATCGTGCCGTCCTCGGCCTTGGCGCGGACGTGGAAATGCTTGGGGTTGAGGACGACCTTCACGGCTTGGGCAGTCCCTCGCTGTAGGCGTCGTTGATGCCCCTTGCGTATGCCTCCTCACGAACCCGCGCGATGATGGGGAGAATGGCGTCGGCGCTTTCCAGATACCGTTTCTTCAGCACGTCATTGATGCTGCCATCAGGCGGGCAACCCCAGAGCAGCGGCGGCGCGATAGCCCGCGCGATTTCTTCTCGGAGTTCATAATTCATCACACCTGCTCCAAATGTTCACCGGCTATAATGGCGTCAGCGAGCGCGTCCCAGCGCGGTCCCATCGCATTGGACCGCAGCCATGAAGCGATTGTATATCGCTCGACAATCCGACCTTGCTGATATTTGTCCGACTGAATGAGCCGGTCTGCAACGCCTTCTAAAATGGCGGACGTTATGTTCACCGCGTCACTCATCACAGGCTCTCCAGATAAGCGCGTATCTCCGCAAGACGGGCGGCGCGTTGCTCAGCCGCTTCGGCGTAGCCAGCGTATTCAGCCTTCCATTCGGCGCTGCGGCTCCACCCTACCTTTCTAAGCATTTCAGCCACCTCGGCTTCCGCGTTCTCAATCGCTTCCGCCAGCGCCTCGATATGCTGCGGCCCTAGCTTCGGCGTAGGGGGCGCGTTGGTGACGGCGTATCGCCCGGTCTGAGACTTGCCATTAGACTCTATGTAAACTGGAAACGGCAGCCCATCGCCAAGCCAGTCGCCGCGTACAATCCTGTCACAGACGCCGTGCCGATCCACAGTCGCCACCCTATCCGTCCCCACGACGACGAGGGGCTTGGTCCAGTCGATGCTCATGGCTTTTCCTCCAGTGCTAGGGTCTCGTTCGCCAGTTCTGTGATGCGATGGTTGCTGCCAGAGTATCCATCGATGTGGCGCAGCCCGCCCTCCAAAGCCTCCACCCTCGCCAGCAGAGCAACGTGCTGCTCCTGTATATCCTCCGGGATTTCCGAGGTGCCGAAGTGTGGGCATCCCTGCATATCATCGGCGCGACCGCAGCCGGGAAAGCCAAAAGCGCAGCGGTTCATTTCGTTCGCAGGTAGTTGGCAGTAAACGCACGCGCCGGGGCTGTTAGCCAGAGCCGAACGCAGCGCAGTATTCTCCGCCAGCAGAGCGCGATGCTCGGCGATCAGCGCGGGGGCGGCGTTGTGCAGGGCGATCATCAGGTCGCGGGTTTCGTTCTGGTCGCATCGGATGACCACATTTCCCGCTCCGTCTCGGATATAGTAGTCCCCGATAGGGTCTTGCTGCCACTGTCCCGGCGTGGCCTTCGCCAGCACAGCCTCAAGCGCGTTCAAGTCAGTTGCCATCACTATTCTCCAATGCTTTTAGCAACGCCGCGCAGGCAGCGTTGGCGATGGTGGTGCCTTTGGCTTCGGACGTAGCCGCCCACCCACTTCCTGCAAATATCAAACAATAGTACCCGACAGCCGAAGCACACGTATACGTCCACCCCCGCCGCTCAATCTCGGCCAGCGTGGCGGCAAGGTCGCGCTGCTAGTCGGGAACCCACAACTGATATCCCCCGTCTACAGGACTAACCCAGCGGTTAACAAAGCCCTCGCCCATCAGCCAAACGGACTCCCATCGCCACCCCAGCGCAATCGCCACGGCCTCCCGGTCTGCGCTGCCGGTGGCTGCTTGTTCTGACAGGGTCATGCGTCATCCCCAACCAACCGCAGTCTCGGCGTGCCATCGAACGCCTCCGCAATCACGGCCTTGATAGCCGTATGGCGCTCATCGTTCTGATCGCCAATGTCGTCGCCAATCATCGCCAGCGTAGTCCTACGACCAACGCGGTCGAGGATTTCATACACGCGGTCATGCGGGGCGGTGTCATCGATGATGAACAAACGCACGTCTCCTGACGCGAGGAAATGCGACTCTCCACTCTCGTCAATGTGCAGCACTACGATGGGCGTGTTGTCGTCATTCATGCTTCAGCCCTCCTGTAATCGAACGTCCGCATATCGGACCGCTGTTGCAGCGCCACGATCTTGATTTCCAATCGCAGCGTGGCTTCCCGCACCTCGCGGTCTGTCATGCGCCCGCCGGTCCCAAATTGGATGCCTGGCACATAGCCGAAATGCTCCACCTCATCGCCACCCTGCTCGGCGCGGGCATAGGATAGCCGCACAGATCGGCGGCGCATCTGCTGCACCCAAGTCTGAATTGTGCGGGTCGTGACGTTGTTTTCCTTGGCGATCACGCCCAGCTTTTTTGCGCCGGTCTCATACTCCAACACCGCCAGCTTGCGGCGATCAGCAGCATCAGCGAGGGATTGCTCGTAAGCCTCCTGCGCGCCTATCCGTTTGTGTTTGATGATCTGTCGGAGGGATTTCGGCTTCGCCAGTACGCTCCCTGCCGCTGGCGTCGGTGCCAATCGTACTCCATGTCCTGTTGCGAATCCTCGAGCTTTTTCAACTCCCGGCGCTCGCCTGGGGTCATATAGCTCTGGGCTTTCATCCGTCGCAATTGCCGGATGCGGGGCAAACCCGGCGTAGGGAAGTTTGGGTTCGGCACGTAGTCGATTATCCGCTTTGCCATTTGGTTTCTTACTCATCGCGTGTTTCCTCCCATGCCAGCATCCGCTCGCGCCAGCCAGCTTCCCAGCCCTCGCAGTACTCGGGGCTGCAAAAACGATTGTCCTGGCCGGTGAACCCGTCTCGATATCCCTCGGCTCGATTGTCTGTTGGTATCATGCTGCAATACCCCTTGCTCGGCAACTCTGTGCCAGATGGTGGGGAGCGACTCCGCGCGCTCCCGTGGCAGTCTCATATTGGCGGCAGAGAACGCGGATGCGCTCGTCTGCGGCAATGCCAGCCTGGCGGATTCTTTCGCGCTCTAGCAGGACTTCTGCGGCGCGTGTGAGGACATCAACCTCGCTCATGGCATCACCACCCACGCAGCCGACCAGATCGCCACAAAGGCAATGCCGATCAGGAAGCCGCCAAGGATGGTGGCGATAGGCGTGTTCTTGATGATGTGGCGAAAGGTGATCATGTTGGTGTCTCCTGTGTTGGTGTCACCACCTTTATAGCATCCCTGCACCCTGTAAATAGCAAAAATGCACAAAGGCCATTATTTCATCAACTCGGCATAGGCGTTGATCTGAGCCTTGGCATTCGCAGAGCCGGGGCAGATGATGCAGGTGAAGCCGACGCCCTCCAGATATGCGATCCAGTCAGCTTGCTCTGGTGACAGCTTCCCACCCTTTTGCCGCTTCATTTCGATCCATAGCCGCCAGGCTGGGACAAACAGATCAGGGACGCCGGGGCTGACGCCCTCCGCCTTCAGCTTGCCAGCAGTCGCCATGGATCGCCAGCCGCCGTTAGGGATGGCGAAGATCCGCACCGGGGCATATTCCCGCCGGAACCAGCGCACCAGGTCGCGCTGTTCCTCATGCTCGGTGGGGATGGGCGGGGCTTTCAGAACGGTACGTCGAACGACCATGATTCACACTTTCCTTGGCTGTTAATGAACTCGACCGGCGGGTGGATGTTGAAAATGAAACACTCCCCGCGCCCGCCGAAATGGTCGCAGGTGTGGCAGCACTTTGGCGGCCCAGCCTGCACCCATCTTTCGTACTCAATCAGAAACTCTGGCTTGTCTGGTCTCATGCCCATGTCCTCCTCAAAACCCGGTAAAACTTGCCATCACGGCGGTAGTCGATGGCGGTCGGAATCGCGCCAGCATTGAGCCGATCAGCCCAATCGTCGAGGGAAACCGCATCCCTAAATGCCACAGAACATTGACCAGCAATGCCCGTCACTGCCCCAAGCGCCTTCTCGCCAGCATAGCCGCCGTGCGTCACCGGGAAATACTCATCGACCAGCGGGTCGCTCAGGCCCCCATAATATGTCACAGCTAGCATCTCTTTGCCGCTCGCTCGGCTGGTGTGTTTGCGCCACCGCCACTCCGTCACCTCCATCTCCTGCACCTCGATACCCATGATATCATCGTGGTGCAGCGTTAGAGCCTCGCGCGCTGGTGGCGGGAAGGGATTCCCGCAAGTTGGGCAAACCTTGGCGCTGATATGGACAAGCTCACCGCAGGCGTCACAGATTTTCACCGGGGCTTCGCCGCCAGTGCCTTTGGGCTTCGATGGCTCAATGGCGGTAATCGGGCCATGCGTAGCCACCACCCCGGCGAAGTCTAAGACTAAACAATGATCGGTGTGGCTCTTAACCCTCATCCCGCGCCCGGCCATCTGCACATAGAGGCTGTCGCTCATCGTCGGGCGCAGCATGGCGATCAGGTCAATATCGGGATAATCAAAGCCGGTGGTCAGCACATTGGCGTTGGTCAGCGCCCGCAGCCGCCCGGCCTTGAAGTCGGTTAGAATCCGATCACGCTCGACCTTCGGTGTCGCTCCAGTCACGCAAGCCGCCGCAATCCCGTATTCGGTCAGCAGCGCCGCGATTGCCTCGGCATGGTGAACGCCAGCGCAGAAGAATAGCCATGCTTTCCGATCACCAGCCCGCGCAATTACCTCCTCGACAACAGCCACATTATTCTCGTCGGTATCAACCGCCGCCTGAAGTTCGCTCTCGATGAACTCACCGCCGCGCTTATGGACGCCGCCAATGTCAAAGTTGGCTTTGGTCGGCTTGCTGCGGAGGACGGAGAGGAATCCTTTGTAAATTAACTCTTCAATCGACACCGGCTCGATCATGGCATGAAACAGCGCAGGCGCGTCGGTGATTAGGCCATGGCCCAGGCGGTATGGCGTAGCTGTCAGGCCCACCACCCGCAGCGCCGGGTTGATGGCGAGCAGATCAGCTAGCAGTTTCCGGTAGCCGCCCTCGTCCTTGTGGCTGACGAGGTGGCATTCGTCGATGATGACAAGATCAACGTGGCCGATCTGGCTTGCCTTGGTCCGCACCGATTGAATCCCGGCGAACGTGATTGGCTCGTTTAAAATCTTGTGATTTAACCCGGCAGAATAAATCCCCATCGGCACATTCGGCCAATGCTCTCGCATTTTGGCGGCATTCTGGCTGATAAGTTCTTTAACATGGGTCAGCATCAGGACGCGCGTTTCGGGCCAGTTTTGGAGCGCATCCTTGCAAAGCGCCGCCACGATGTGGGATTTACCAGAGCCGGTCGGCAGCACCAAACACGGGTTGCCAGCATTGCCTGCCGCGAACCAAGCGTAAAGTTGATCGATGGCGCGCTGTTGGTAGTCACGAAGCATCAGCCCGTCACCTCCGCGCCGGGAAAGGTCGCCTTGATCTCGTCGATGAGGCCATCCCCGCAGGCGGCGGGGTTGGCCAATATCTCGCGGCTTTTGTAGGCGGTGGCGCTGTTCTCAATTACGCGGTCGCCGATCTTCCACATGACGGAATGCCCATCGTCGGAGAGAATCATGTCCCACGGCACCAGATCGGGGTGGATGATGTGGTCATCGCAGCCGGTATGTTGAAAACTCTCTGGGATGGAATCGGCATCGTGCCGCTCACAGCGCCAGGTTGAGTCAGCCACCGCCGTGGAGTGCGCGCAAGTGCGGCAATTGGTTTGCTTGGTCGGTGCGGCCTTGTGGCAGAAGGAATGCGCGGCACAAAAACGGCACTGATACCAGCTAGGATCGGCGCTGAGAGGCTCAGGCATACGGTCGGCCAGTGCGATGCGTTTGCCGCGCACAATCGCTCTGGTGGCAACGTCGGAATTGTAGCGCACCCGCTCTGTGTAAAGCCGGTCATCGTCTTTGCAGATCGCCACATACAGCGCCCGGTCGATATCGGTGCCGTGCATATAGACCTGCATCTGGATGAAATGGCTCCATTTCGACTTCTCGACGCCGTTCTTCACCACATCGTCAAAGGATTTTTTACTATGCGTCTTGAACTCAACAACGTGGCGCTTCGTCGGCGCTTCGGGAATCCCGCTCTCGATGATTCCGTCGAGGCTACCAGAGACGTGAGAACCAAAGTTGACCCGCGCCTGGCTGGAATCAATGTCGATCCCAATCGCGCGCAGATCGGAGATGATGATCGCCTCCTCATTCTGGCCGCGCCGGAACAGACGCAGGATGCGGCCCTCGAACTTCTCCACCACCGCCCAGCGAAAACTCAGCCACAACCAGCGGTCGCAGGGATGGCCTAGAGTGCTGCACCCCATATGCCCGCGCGGCCTCTCGGCGGTGCCTTCATGGTGTTGGTCGATGAGGTTGGATATGGTATGTATCGGATCGGGCAGTTTCATGGCTGTCTCCTATGTTGGGTGCCAGCCGAATCTCCTCCCCCCTGGGACTCGGCTGGCACTTAAACTCACTTAGCCCAAGGCGGCTTTGCACCAGCAGGCGCGGACGTTGCGGCTGGTGCCTTTGACATCGAAGCCTTTGGCATTGCACCCATCGAGCCGTTCGAAGCCTTCCAGCCTGCCACCTCGTTACGATCCTGCGTGTAACCGGCAGCGATGTCCTTGGCGGAAGCCTTCTTGATCTTGACCTTGATGGAGAGGGTGCCGCCAATCATTTCGTCGGAGTCCTGCACCTTGGCCAGACCGATGGCGCGCATGACCTCGCCAAGCTGCTCGCGGCCAATCCGCTCGGCTTCCAGATTCGGGTTGCGGATGTTGAGGCTGGCGAAAATCACCCGGCCCTGCTGCGTCGGGCCGGTGATGTCGTAGCGCACGTCAATCTTGGTGCTGGTGCCAGCCTTGGTCAGCCCGACCTCGGCCTTGGTGATGGTGGCATCGTACCAGCCCTCGGGCAGCAGATCGTAGCTGCGGTCAGACTGGGGAAGTTCGTCGGCTACAAAGGTTTCGTCGAGAAATGCCATGATAGTTACTCCTTGTTGGTGATGGTGAAAGATGGGCGGCCCGGTATGGCCGTGATGGCGTCGAGCAGTGGGGTGGTAATTTCCGGCATGGCTGCCTTCCATGCCGTCGCGTTAATTTCCGGCTTCCACCGGAAAAGGCTGGAGAGATGCTCGCTCAGGCCGTTCTCTGCCGCCAACTCTTGCAGCTTGTCGGCGTTGACCTTGCGGCTGATGCGGCCCTCGATCTTGATCTTGTAAGTGAGCGCATCAAAGTTGAGTGTTCCATCAAGGTGCTCGGAGATGCCAAACTTCTTGACCATGGCGTCTTCCAGATCGCGCCGGGTCTTGATCGCGGCGGTCTCGATGGCCTTGGCATTGAGCCATTGCTGGTAGATTGGGACGGTCATGCTGCACCGCCGATCTTGGCAATGATCGCGCCCAGATCGGGCGTTTCCCAAGTCTCCAACTTGCCGGAACGATCCTTGGCGAGCCAAGCGCCGTCGCCATCGCACATGAGAGCGCGCTGAGTGCCGCCGTCTGCGTCACGCTCGACCCGAAGCGCCAGCACCTCATCAAAAAAGTAGGGAAGACCCTGCGTCAGTGACTTGCCCGGCATCCCCGGATTGTAAAGGAGCTTCCCCATTTCATCCTGAGACTTCTCCAGCTTGGCGCTCATATAGACGTGCTTGCCGGGCAGATCGCGGAATGCGCGGATCAGTTCCTGCATGGTGGTATTGAGTTCACCATATGCAGCGCGCCCGTCTTTGTTCTTACGCAACTCGTGCGCCAGCACGACCTCGGCCACCTCGCTGATGGAGTCAAGCGCCACCGTCTCAAAATTAACCGCCTCGGTCGATGACTTGCACCATGCGAATGCCTCCATGAGATCGTCCATGTTGGCGATCTCGATATAAGGCAGGTTGGCGTCCTGAATGGAAAGCAGCCCGCCCTCTGCGGACAACACCACCGGGTTTGGCAATGTGCGGATCAGGGAAGTCTTGCCCGCGCCCGCCTGCCCGTAGCACAAGACCTTCACGCCATTGGCGGACAGTCCGCCCGTCTTTTTCAAATTGATTGCCATTAAAGGCTCTCCTGCTTAGCACCTGTCGGCCAATCCAGTCGGTGCGTGAAAATGTCTTTACAACGCCCATCGTGCGCTTGTAAAGCCTAAATTGTTCAAAAAACGAAGGAACGCATAAATGCTCAATCTAGATCAAATCCGGACCGCGCTGGATGACCGCAACGTCGAGAAGGTTGCCGCGCGCACCGGCATCCATCGCAACACCATCGCTGCGATTCGCAACGGCACGAACGCCAACCCGACCTATGCGACCATGAAGCTGCTGTCTGACTATCTGACTGTGGCTGCGGTCGATGGCTGATAAGGCAAACACCATGAAGCGATTCCTCAATGATGCGCTTGCGCTTGTTATCACGGTGGCGCTTGGGATGGCGCTGATTGGCGCGGCATCGATCCCGATCCTGCTGCTGTTCATTCTCAAAAATGCGGCGTTCCAATGATCGGAGAAAACAACAATGGCTGACCTCACCAATATATTGGGCGGCCCATGGTCGCCGCCGAAAGTGGCGCAGCCTGATCCGCCAGCCGCTCAACTGCTCGATGCCATGCACAACGCCGGGCTGACGCCACCGCGCGAGATTGTCCTCGACGGCAAGATGCATCGTTTCAATTCCGGCACCAAGGGAAGCCCAGGCGCGGGCGATAAGAGCGGCTGGTATGTGGCCTATGGAGATGGCATCCCCGCCGGGCGTTTCGGTTGCTGGCGGGCTGGTATCGAATCGACGTGGCGCGCTGATGTCGGTCGGAGCCTCACACCAGCCGAAGAAATGGCACACGCTCGCCGCATGAACGAAGCCAAGGCCGCGCGCGATGCCGAGACAGCCCGCGCCCGCGCGACTGCGGCCAATACGGTAGAGGCCATTTGGGTGGGCTGCATGGGTGCCGATCCGGCGCACCCCTATCTGGCGCGAAAAGGGATCGGCATCCACGGCTCTCGCGTAACCGGAGACGGGCGGCTGGTGGTGCCGCTCTACACGCCAGAGGGGAAGCTCTCTTCGCTCCAATATATCGATGTTGATGGCGGCAAACTCTACCACCCCGGCGGGCAGACTGGCGGCTGCTACTGGATGGTCGGGACGATGGACGAGCCAGGCACCGTCTATATCGCCGAAGGCTTTGCCACCGCCGCGACCATCCACGAAGTCACCGGGCGACCGTGTGTCGTGGCCTATTGCGCCTCCAGCCTCGTCCCAGTTACTGGGACCATCAAGGAACTGGTCGGGCCAGGCGCATCCATCACCATTGTAGCCGATAACGACACATCCGGCACCGGCCAGAGATATGCCGACGAAGCGCAGGCCAAACATGGAGCGCGGATCGTGCGGGTGCCGATCTTGGGCATGGATGCCAACGACTATTTCGCGGCTGGGCATGATTTGAAAGTGCTGTTGATGCCGCCACCCGTGACCGATTGGCTGACGCCAGCCGATGACTTCTGCCAAGAACCAGCGCCGATCCGATGGCTCGTCAAACATTGGCTGCAAGAAGAAGCCCTCATCATGGTGCATGGGCCGTCAGGCGGCGGCAAGACCTTTGCCGTGCTGGATTGGAGCCTCCACATCGCATCAGGTCTCACAGAATGGCACGGTCATAAGGTCAAGCCGGGCGCGGTGGTCTATCTGGCGGGTGAGGGCCATCACGGGCTGCGTTCCCGCGTTGCAGCATGGAAGCAGCATAATGGCGCAAGACACCTCGATATGTGGATCTCCAAGACCGGAACGGACCTCAACACGCCAGATGGTTATAATAAAGTGGTCGATGCGATCCGTGCGCTCGATCAGGTGCCCACCCTCATCTGCGTTGATACCCTGCACCGATTTTTATTTGGCGATGAGAACTCCTCAGTCGATGCCAAGACCATGATCGATGCCTGCGCCAGCCTGATGCGGGAGTTTAGTTGTTCCGTCCTGCTCGTCCATCATACCGGCGTGTCAGACGAAGCCCAGCACCGGGCGCGTGGATCGTCAGCCTGGAAGGGCGCGCTCGAAATTGAGATTAGCGTGATACCGGCCAAGGGCGAAACACCCATCCAGATCGTGCAGCGGAAGAGTAAGGATGCCGAGGAGGCGGTTCCGATCTTTGCTAACTTGCTTGCGGTTCCCATCAACGGCTGGCTTGATGAGGATGGCGAGGCTGTGAGCAGCGCCGTGCTGGTGGCCGCAGAAGCCCCACCAGAGCGGAAGAAGGAATCCAAGCTCGATGCATGGCGGAAGATGTTTGAAGCCGCTTGGTGGGCTTCTGGTGCCGAGATTGTCGATGGTAGCCCGTTCGTGTCGCGCTCTGCGCTGCTGAATCATGTCAAAACTAAGCTGGAATTGACCGAATCTTCGGCCCGTCAATACATCAAACCAAGCGTCTCCGATAAGCTCGTTGGGGCGCTGATTGTAGCCGAAATGATTGAGGCAAAGGGCGAAGGATTCGCGGTAATTTGCCCGCAAACTGCCGGTTCGATGATGATGGCGAAAAAGGGCGCGAAATAGCCCGGTAGTTACCGGTAACTTTTAGAAAGTTACCGCAGAAGTTATTGAAAACTATAGGTAAAGCATATGACGGTAACGGAATCGGTAATAGGAATGGGGCAAGGCGTCGAGCGGTAACGGATGTAACCCCTTCCTTTAGGAAGGGTTACCGTTACCGACGATGCGGGCGGTACCGATACAGGCGCTTATTGACATGGGTAAAATCAGGTTATAAGGTGACGAAAGTTACAGGAGGTAATATGTTGAAAATTGAAAACTCAATCCCGATTCCAGAGCTTACAGGAACAAGGCAGGTTTATCCGTTCAAAGACATGAAAGTCGGCGACAGCGTTTTGATCGAAAATGCCAGCCACGATCATAAGGCTGTATCGGCGGCGAAAATGTATTTTTGGAGAACCGATAAAAAAATGACTGCCAAGGTCGTTGATGGTGGCGTCAGGATTTGGAGGATTGTCTGATCGATACGGAGGGAAATTGAACATGGATATCGATCAGATTTTAGAAGAGCGTGGCACCCGGTATGGGAACTATGTCGGGGTGTCTCTGATCGCTCAGAACATCAAGGCAGCGATGCGGCACAGCCTCAACTGGAACAGCCTCCCGGCTGATGCCAAGGAATCGCTGGAGATGGTGGCGAACAAGCTCGGGCGCATCCTGAACGGGGATTGCTTGTATGTGGATTCGTGGCGAGATGCCGAAGGGTATCTGAAGCTGGTGGCTGATCGGCTGGAGGGGCCGGAGAAATAGCTATTGACCATTGGGGCGAATGGCCCTTATAAGGGTGACACCAACCGGGGCGATGCCCCACCAGACGGGAGATACCAAATGCTTTACATCGACGAAAACACAGACCGCGCTACCCTTGAGGAAGCGGCAATTGTTGAAATTGGTTTTGACATTGCGATTGTTGAAGCTGCTACCGATGACGAACTGCGCGCGATGGTGATCGGTTGGATTATGGACGGAAACGAGTGCGACGATGTTCTTTTGGATAATTAGAAAATGACACCCGACGAAGTCAGAGCCGCCCGGCATATGCTTGGTATGACGCAGGATGAACTGGCCAAGGCGTTGCGCATGGGGCTGGATGGCAAACGCGCTGTGAGGCGCTGGGAGGCTGGCGATCGGCACATCAGCGGGCCTGCGTCCGTGGCCATTGGGTTTATGCTTGTGGCGGATCATTGCAGAAAGACCGGCAAGGGCGTATCTGGAGATCACCAGCCCGAGATCGGAAACTGAGATGACGCCAAAGATTAAACAGGTCGCAGTTGCAGACCTCATCCCCTACGCCTCAAACTCTCGCACTCATTCCGATGCGCAGATCGCACAGATCGCGGCGAGCATCCGAGAGTTTGGCTGGACCAACCCGATCCTTATCGATGGCGATAATGGGCTGATTGCCGGGCATGGGCGGCTGTTAGCGGCGCGTAAGCTGGGGATGGAGATAGTCCCTGCCATTGTCCTCGATCATCTCACCAAGGCCCAGCAGCGGGCGCTGGTGATCGCCGACAACCAACTGGCGCTCAATGCCGGGTGGGATATGGAGTTGCTCAAGGCTGAGATCGAAGATTTGAAGCTAGAGGACTTCGACCTTGCCCTGCTCGGCTTCGATGACAAGACAATGAGCAGCTTGTTTTTAGATCGGGAAGATGGCGCAACGGATGCCCAAGCTGAATGGGAAGGGATGCCAGAGTTTGACCAAGAAGATAAAACTTCGTGGCATAGCATAAAAGTTCATTTCACCGACGAGGACGATCTTGCTGAATTTAGTCGCCTTATAGGGCAAAGTCTTACAAATAAAACTAGATCAATTTGGCATCCGGCGGCAGAAATAGAGACCTATGCCGACAAATCTTATTAATCCGCAATTCCCGCTGTATATCCCCAGCAAGGGACGCAGCGAGTATATGATTACCAGCAAGGCGCTAACCATGATGGGTGTGCGTCATTTCGTTGTGGTGGAGCCACAGCAAGTGGAGGATTACGAGCGAGCCGTTAAGGCTATGGGCTTGCTGGCTACGATCTTGCCGCTTGATATATCCTACAAGGACAAATACGAGACTTGCGACAATCTGGGATTGAACAAAAGCACAGGCCCCGGCCCTGCCCGCAATTTTGCTTGGGATCATTCGATCGCCAGTGGCCACGCTTGGCATTGGGTGATGGATGATAA